AGTTTTGCAGTAGGATACTCTGGATTTACTATAATTATTGGTAAATTAGAGTCTTTAGCTATTAATTTAGCCATAACTGTTTTACCAGTTCCTTTAACACCTTCTAGCATTACACCAGTTGATTGTTTTATAGAATGTTCGTGATATATAAGTACTCTATTTATAAAAGATCTATCTTCATCTGTTAAATAAATCTTATCTGGTAAATTAAAAGAACCATCTTCTTCTAGATAAGTTGTTCCATTCCAGTTATCGTATTTTAGATTATATAGTGTACCACTTTTTAAATCACAATCAAGACCGTCTGGCTTATTAATTATTTTATTTCCTAATTTTATAAATTCTGACATAAATTTCTTTTTAATTTATCGATTAATTCATCGACTTGTTTTTGAGTATGTACTATATAAAAGTTAGTATTTGGTTCATACTTACTTAAATAGTACTTAAATAATTTCTCTCGTAATGCCCAAGCATCATTCGGGAATCCTTTACATTCTATGACAAAATTATCTCCAACAAAGTCAGGTAAATATGTCATAGCTCTTATCTTTTCATCATTATAAACAAAAGAGTCTAATAAGGTATATCTATGTTGTTCATAGTCTGTACTTATATTAGACTCTTTAAGTTTTCTATAACAGTAAGCTTCTAGTTTAGAACGAAACTTAATTCCATCTACTTCTACTCTAGTAGCATTACGTATTTTTCCCTACTTTTTCATTTATTTTTAATTCTTTATATATCCAATTTTTAACCTTTAAAAAGCTACTATTTTTAATAGCATCCGATATATCTTTAGCTTTAAACTTCTTATGTACTAGAAGAGGTTCTAAACCTGTTTTAAGGCTTATTTTACGAAGATATTTAGTTCCTGTTACATCTCTATCAAACATAACTATAATACGCTTAAAATGCTTCTTAAGCTGTTCTAATACCGTTTGTGGTATAAAACTACTTTCTGAAGATGGTGATATTGCAGGTATACCCATTTCATAGAAACACATAACATCTTTTAAAGATTTAGTAATTATTAATAAATCACCACTAGGTGGTAATTGTTCGTAACCTTGAATATCGTATGTTGTTAAATTATTTCTCCATTTTGTATATTTGTCGCCTAAAGGTCTATAAATTTTAAAATTATCATAGACCTTATATGCGTACATTGGATTTTCATCCTTATATATACCTTTGACTACACCATTACAAAGGTAATATTTAATGCTAAACACATTAAACTTCTTTAATGTATCTAGAGATATGTTAAATTGTGACCAATAAGTTACGTCTATGTCATTAAATTCTTGACGTACTACACCTATTGTAGTCTCTTCTAACGGTATATATTGCTTAGAGCTATCGAGTTTGGTACTATTTGTAATATTAAGTTTTCTCACAATATCTTCTAAAATATCATTATACTTTGTTAAACCAGTAAATAATGATACAAACTTGATAATATTACCACATTCCCCAGTACCATGGTCTTTAAATAATAATTGTCTAGTACGTTTACTATAATATACTCCAAATGAAGGATTGGTGTCTTTCCTAAATGGACTATTGTAAATCATACCTACCTTAAATTGTCCGATATATTTAGTATATATATCATACTCCGTTACTTTAGAAAGTATCCAATCTAAAGTAATAGTGCTAGGTAATTTTACTCTTGTTCTACTATACATATGTGGTAGATTTTAAATATGTAGAGAGTGCAGGATTCGAACCTGCTTGAACCAACTTCCTTTTTTTCAATGGAACTCTCTTAAAATTCTTTTTTTTATAAATTATTCTTTAAAAATAAACTGTTTGCAGTTTTATAAAAAATATTAATGTCTCATGCTTAATATTTTAATAATCTAATAGCAATAAAATTTTACAAATGTAAACTATATTCGTTCGATATTTTTTATAGATATTTCGTATCATAGGACTCACACCTATCTTAGTTACATACAAATATTTATTTGTTCTTCCTTATAGTCTTATATATTATTTTACTTAATTTCAAATAATGATATTTTATAAGAGCTGTTTATCGCTTAACGTATTCTTATCTATTCAAATAATTTACTTATTGTTTTTATCTTTTCTTCGGCATCTTTTTCAGTAAGACACTCTCCGTGATTTATTATTATATTTTCTTTAGTTTGTTTTTCTGTACATTTTATGGAAGATCCTAAACCCCAACCGGTTTTATAATGTCCCGATTGATGAGCGAACATATAGTGTCTAAAGAACCATGGACTTATCCCAGTTAATATTAATCCTTTATTTAAAGAATCTTCATGCTTTTTTAAACATACTTTTAAAGTATATTTTACACCTCTTTCGTTTTTATAACTACCATTATTATCTTGAGTATAATCGCACGCATATACAGCTACACGATATCCTAAATTTTCAAGTATATCTATAATTTTAATAGATGTTAAAGCTTTAATAAGCATTGCTTCTGAAGAAATAGTACAGTTTTCAGATATAATTACAAATATATTTATTAATTTACCAGATCCAATTCCAATGTTACGAATTCTTTTTAGCATAGGTGGGAAACCTTCTAACATTCTATCATAATTCATATCATCCCCATCAAATTCATCATATTTATATTTATGCTTAGATCCTCCAACATTGATATTAATTTTAATATCTTCTAATTTATCTAAACCTTTTTTATAACTATATTTACTTTTATTTATTTCTTCTAAAGATAATCCTTTAAATTCTTTATTTTCTTCTTCTAGAAAACGTTTAGTTTCGCTAGGTCTACCATATTCAGTTGAAATAGTACATTCTTTATAAAAATCACTTATATTATTAAAAGTATAATTTAATTCAACCATATTTTTTAGTATTTAATGATTTTTAATCCATTCTTTTAATGATTCTTTTTCATTATTAGACCAATTTAATATTAATAATTCTTTCCAATCTATAAAATATGAACGTTTAAGTTTATGTCCAGCTTGTATTAAACGAGTAGACACAACTTTACGTATATCCATTTCTTTAATAAATTTACGGAGAGTATTTACATATTCAACTACTTCAGAATCGAATTGTTTTTCATACTCAGAAGAATACGTAACTTCTAAAATACCGCCTACAAAGCGGTCTATAGTAGACGCATCAAGTTGGTTATTTGCTACATATTGACGGTCACAGCCAAAACCAAATGTATTACTGGTAGCAATAATAATACAATTATTATGGCGAGATACTAAACCCGTAGTAGTTTCTATCTCATCGTTGGCTAGTGCACTATTTAAAATTTGAGCAACAGACGGATCTAATGCTGTAATTTCGTCAATTAATATTACAGATGGTTTACCGTAAAACTCTCCAAAACGAGTAGCTTCACGAGTCGGATATTTATAACCAATAAACTCAGTAGCCGATGTTCCAATACCGCAACTTACACAAAGATAAGGTAAATCTAAGGCTATTGCAAGATTTCTTGCCATAGTAGATTTTCCGCAGCCTGCTGGACCAACCATCCAAATATTTTTCATACCCGCATCAACCATCTTACGTAAACGGTCTTCGGGTTGCAAAGATTTAAGAATAAGACCAATTTCTTTCATTCTTTGCTGACACTTTAGTTCTTCTTCTTTGTCTAATTGTTCTTCATAGGTTTTAAGTAATTTATCTACAAGAATTTTGTTAATTTTTACATCTTGTGGTTTTAATAACTTAATTCCAGAAGTGGAAGTTTTATATTCATTCCCTAAATAATCTATGAAAAGAAATTTACCATATGAACTTTTAAGTTGGTATATTCCTATTCTATTGTTTATTCGTTTTTTTTTACCATTTTCTTTAATTGTTGTAGAAATACCAGCAAGAATAATATCTCCTTCTTTTAAATTTTCTCTTGTTTTTTCTTTGTTAATATTTTCTACAGTATATAACGGATTTGTTATATCTTTATTATTTTTAAAAAATGTTCTATTTATAAATCTTGATAATTCCATTTTTTTTGATATTTAAAGTTAAAAAATAAAAAAAACGTAGGGTATATTTCAACCCTACGTGTCATAGTTATCCTGCTATGTTCAGTCCCAAATACCAGTTAGATTAGAAAGGTAAATCGTTCTTCTTTTCTGTTTCAGTATTCAGCGGATTACCTGCTGGTACTTCTGCATCAGCTATTACAGGTTTGGTCAATTGATCAATTCCTAATATAGCAATGGATGAAGATTTACCTTCTGGCATTTCCATTGGTTCAATAAAAGTATACTTAGCATACTTAGGTAGCGTAGTGTAACCTCTATCATTATATACAACTTTTACTCTTAATTTCTTAGTCTTATCAGCAGCATTTAGCATGTCAACGACATACTTAGCAAATTCTTTAAATGTTTCACCATTAAAATTAATTTCTTCGTCTTTATAGAAACAATTAAGTATCTGTAACATACGAGAATATTGATTATCAGCTTTCTGTTGAAGTTGTTCTTGAGTAGTAGTAAAATTATTTAATACTGGTTCCCATTCTGTATGAGTGAGTGTAGCACCATTCTTTTCAAATACTATTTCTAAGAAATAATTATTATTTGGTGATAATTCACACTTAACTTCTTTTAATACTACATCTTCATTAATACCTGCTGAAAGGAATTTAACATCTTTCTTTACTATATTTGCTGCTCTATCTTTTGAATACATAATTTCTTAATTTTTTTAGTTAATAAAATAATTTTCAGGTAGTCTGTCTTGTTATTTTATTTATTCTGGTAAATAAACTCTATCCCAATGTACATTTACATTATTATCATCATCACTGTCTGCTATTACTATTTTCTTTCCTCTTAGATGTGGTGCTCTAGCTTCTCTAATTGTGTTATCTCCACCCTCAAAAGAAATGATAGTCTCATTCTTTTTACGATAGACATAACCAACTGCATCAGCTTCACCACATACTATACTTCCTAGTTTACCAACTAAGTCTAAAGCCATCTCTGATAATTCTTCTCCATCTTTATTAATCATAATCTCTTTGACATGACCAATAAGTATAAAATTATCACAAAGATTTCTAAACATATCTATTACTTTACGTACTGCTTGACGTAGATACATATATCCTGAACCATTCGGTAATGTACGTATATCTTCTCCTTTGTATGTCTTACCCATTGGAGTTAGCATGTAGAGCGTCTTAGCATATCCTAAACAGAGTTCCTCTAATCTAGTTGCATTATCAATAGTAATATACTTATAAGGCTTTTTACCTGTAGTATTTATTTCATCCTGAATAGCTCTTGAAATATTTCCTAGATCTTCTATACTTCTAGCTTGTACAGCTAAAGCTTCTAGAAACTCTGATCCTCCTTCTAAATCTATAATAAGATTATTCTCTAACTGTGAAGCTAGAGTTGTCTTCCCACTTTTGGGCTTTCCATATAAGATCAAAAATCTAGGATTATTTACCTTTGGTTTATTTTTCTCTTTTGGTAGTATTATCATATATAATATGTTATTACTATAGAGAATGAAAATATCTGAAAATTTAATGAAAAAAATTATTCTATAATAAAATTAATAAATTAAGCGTAAATGTTAGTTATCTCTTCAGTGTTACTAATATTAATAATAATGTTAATAATAGTAGGATCTAAAGTAGATAATACGGGTTTATATTCTTTTAAAGGAATAATAGTAGTTCCTATCTGCACAAAGTTAGGATAGAAACGTACTGGCAACCCATTGTAAGTATAATCATATCCACGATCTTCTTCGTTTTCTTCAACGAACTTTGCATATGCTGCTAAGCGCATCATAGCTAGATCTAATTCGGTATCTGCATTATATTTAGGAACTTTGACATAACGACAATCAGCAGGATCGAAATAAGCTGCTGTAGGGCGATAATACTTCTTATTTATCGCAGCAAAATGCGCATCTGGACGAATGCCAAATGTCAGATAATCGCCAGGTCCTGCATAAGCTACACTTACTGCTGGATCTTCTTCAGTATGTATACCGTGCCACTTCATGAACGGATATGTACTTGCGATTTTATTCATTATCTTACTCTTTAATGTACCGTTATCGTTATGTTTTCCTAAACCTAATATAAATTGTTTCATAATTTAGCCTTTTTAATTTTTTATTAATACTTTCTTTTGTACTGGTTCAGATAGTTTTACTGTTTCAATTAAGTTACCATATTTTAATTCATTATCGAATTCTAATATACAGGGTTCTCCAGCATCTCTTACTTTTAAGAAATGCAGATAAACTTTATTTTTAACAGGTAGACGATTGATACCATAAAATTGCAAATTAAGCAATTCAGGTCTCGACAATGCCATAACATAGTCACTTGCTTGAAATATAGCATCTGAAGCAGATAAATCACTTCTCATTGGGAAATGATTTGAGGGATTATTGATTCTATCAGGTTGCTCAATATTACGATTCATCTGTGAAATCTGTATTATACTTGTATTGAATAATTTCTTCTTACGTATAAACATTTTCTGTAAATCTACAATTGTGCCTCTTTCACTATCACCTTCAACTAAAAGTACATGATCTAATATTATTATAAGCCACTTTCCTTTAGCTACATTCTCGTGAAAATAATCAATAGTATTTTCTATAGCTTTAACTGAGCTAGGAGTATCTACATAATATATAGAATACTTCTTTATTTGTTCTGCTGTAGATTTAACTTTCTGAAATTCATCATTAGTTAAATCAGCTTCAGCACTATATAGCTCTGAGGTAGTTCTACGTAACTTATTACTAAATTTACGACCGATATTTCTCGAACTTACCATTTCTAGACTAAAGCATAAGACTACTATATCTTGAGCCTTATTTAAATCAATTAAATCAGTTTCTAACGTATTTACAAATGCACTTTTACCACTGCCAGAACCTCCAGCAATAGTAAATATCATATTAGGTTCTATACCTCCACAACAGACTCTATTAAACTTTTGCCACCTTGTTTTTAAAGGTGTGATGAGATGCTTACGCCTATCATCTATATATTTAACCGATTCATCTGCTACTTCAGATATAGTTCTAAATGGTAATATATTAGTAGATTCGTTCTCCATAATATTCTTCATTAAGGGGACTTACTACTGAATTTTGCATTTCTTCTTCCAAAGCCTCCCACTCATGCTGAGTGAGCCATTTCCACATAGTTTTCATATATCCTAATTTACCGACTAACATTTTAGTGTCAATCTCATATTTTAGACATTTCATAATATGTTCGTGCATTGCTCTAGATTTACCAATAATACGGTTATATTCTTTACGACATTTTGCAATGTTTGCTCGTAAAAATCCTTTCGTACCATCAGGTCTAGTAACATACACTGGAAATAGATTATAAAATTCGTCAAACATAGTCATATCTGGTTTCAGGTATTCTTCTACTTTTTCTGTAATTTTATATACTTTGTCATTACCATCATTAATAGTGGTAATTAGATTTTGGTCGATTAATCCTTGTATATCCGATTCACTTATTCGGCTAATAAATTCGTGAATGTCTTGATTATTGTCTTGATTTCCATTCATACACAAGGTTAAAAATACTAACTGATTTATGTTTATTTTCCCTATTTTAAATATTGACGTATCTATCTCTAGTATCATAATATCGTATTTATTTACTAGCTTGATACAATCTGAAATATTCTGTTAAAACAACGCTAGTTGTCTTGGTTGTAATTCTTCTATTATTTTTAAAGTTTCCTTTAAATAATATCTATAATTAATTTTTCTTTCTTCTATTGGTTTATCATCAAATTTATTTAGTAATATAACCCCAGAATCTGCTAACATATTCTGATATCTTTTATTACCATCATCATCTTCTTTCCATTTATATAAATAACCGCCACTCATTGATGCGTAGAATCTATTACATCTTTGTTGGGGTTTATTCATATACTCAACATGCCATTGCTTACCTGTCTTTTCAGACATTAAATATTTCTTTATATCTTTACAGTTATAAATAGTATCTTTAACAGGTACATTATCAGCAAAATATCTTACTATAGCTTCTGGTATTATCTTTGCAGACAATCCTTTACCTAGCTTAACATCAGTAATAAACATACCCTTCTTTTTAATAAGCTTTTCATCTTTACTTTTACTATATCCTTCTGCTATTGCAATATAATCATTAATAGCAAATTGATACATTGCTTCAAAACGATCTTCTTCCAATACTAGTTTAGTTTGTTGTTCCCATTCTTTACAGACTTGTTTAACTTGTTCGTAAATATTTTTCTTAAGTAATACAAATAATCCATCAGTATTAGCTTGAACAATTCTACAACTAATATCAGTAAGTCTTTCAGCTAACATTAATAAAAGTAACTGACCATTTATTCTAATTTTCATTACAGCTTCTGGACTATAACAAAAATTATGTTCATTCTGCAAATTTCCTGATAAACCGTTAAGAGCTAATTTTAAAGTTTCATTCTTAACTTTATTACCATTATGTTTTGCTTCCATTCTTTCTTCTTTTATTTGACGATAAACTTCTAAGAATTCTGGTCCTAAGTGCTTAGGATAGAATCCATACTCTATTAACATACTTGGATATAAAGATTCGACGTCAACGTCTACTAATATTTCATCTTCTTTAGGAATAATTATTTCTGGCTTATTTTCTGAATGTATACCACCAACTCCTACTGAATATTTTAATCCTCTAAATATGAATTTATTTTCATATCCTTTTCTACCAGGAGATACTACTTGACTTTTCATATCATATAGTACATTCTTTAGTAAAGAATCTTTATATTCAATAAAAGGTAATATAACATCGTTTAACGCTATAGTATCTGCAGGACTCCGTAAATCTTTAATATCTTTCCAAGACAATCCTGTCTTTTCTAAATATTTCTGAGTTAGAATTTTCATTCCAATATTTACTCCATCTTTATTCAATACTTTAACTTTATATTCATCTTCAATACTTATTCTTAAGTCTATATCTTTCTTGCATCTATTTAACAACTCTTCAGTAGAGTCTACATCATTTATATTATATTCTATCATTTCATCTATTTTAGATTCTTCTAGAGACTTATTAAAGTCTCCTTCAAACTCTAAAACGTTAGGATATTGCATAGTTACTTGCATATCCTTTAATCCGACTCTTAATTTACTAGAATATAACATAGTAAGAATATCAAGAGTTTCAAAACTTACTTGATACTTCCATTTCTTCCATTTCTCAATATCGCTATCATCCGATGTAGTTATTACTTTACTTAAGTTAAATATACTATCACATATCTGTAAGTAATTTTTATTACTTAAAGTATCTTGATAATCTATTATATAATTCATAATAGCATTATCGTAATGTATATTATTATAACCAGCAAAAATCTTATCAGTATTATAATCTATTATATCTCCATAACCAAAGTTATCTCTGATTGTCCAGAATAAATCAACTAATTCTTTTAATTGATTTTTTCTACAAGATATTTCAAATTTATAATATTCTTCTGTTTCAGTATTTTTTACTGTACAATGAAAGACATTAGGAAAAACTTCGATATCATATACATATACTGTTTTTTCTCTTATCTTCATAATATAATTTTAAAAAGAAGGAACTTTCTAGTGAGGATTGAACTCACATCTTTCCTGCTCACAGGTTCTCTTAGCTAAAGCTAAGGTATAAAATCCCTTTTAATTCGTCATTCTAGATGGATTCGAACCATCAACCTATACATTAGAAGTGTATTGCTCTATCCAGTTGAGCTATAGAATGTAATAGCTAGTATTTTACTAGCTAATTAGTTAGGCAGCCTCATTATGGCTGTTTGTAAATAATAGTAATACTTTATTGCTACTATTGTTTAACACAGAAAGGTGGTGATAATTCTTCAAACTAGTGGATAATTTCTTATTCATAGACGAAGCTATATCAGTTATCACGTTTAGTTTGCCACCCATCGGGATTACTTGTAAATCATAAAGCTCATTATTTTCATTTTTACAAATTACTTTAATAGAGAACGGTTTTTTCTTTAACCGCTTAGCAATTAACGCTTCTTTCTTTTTACGTATTATATTAAGTAATCTATTAATTTTATAATTATGCTCTTTACTTAATTTATCTTTCTTAGCTTTAATAGCTTCTAAAGATAAAGGTATTTCTACAAGTTTTATGTGCAAAGGACTATAAGGTAAACTTTCAAATCTAACTTTACTTTCAGCTTTTTGTTTATTATAAAATTCTCTATAATTTTCTTTAGTGATAGTAGGAGTTACGCTAGTTTTACTTCCCGTATAAGTTTCTTTCATTTTAATACACATATCTTTTTCAGCTAAAGCTGCTTTAGACCACTTATACGTATATACTTCTTTTGTTACTATAGAACCATGTCTACGAGTAGTAATAAATTCATGAGTTAAATGTGATCTACATATTTTTTTAGATATATGATCTATTATCGGATGTACTGCTAAAGTAATACCACTACGTTTTGCTAAATTTGTTTTATATCTATTGTTCTTTGCTATTCTTTTTGATTGTTCCATATGTCTTTGATTTTTATATGTTAATACTAATGTTAATTAAGCTGTCAGAAATTCTGGAGCTTTAGAAATATCAAGTTCAGCTGATTCATTAAATTCAGTTAACTTTTTCTTTATGTCAAGTATCTGTAATTCTAATTCATCTACGCGAGCTTTAATCCAATTACTAGTTAAAGCTTCTGTTTTATTTAGATTGTTTTTACCTTTTAAAGCTTTTAATTTAGGATTAAGAGTTTTAATTTGCATAAGTTGTACTTTCTGTTCTGTTAATTCAGAAAGTTTAAATATATTAATCTGATTACTATCTATTGGTAAATCTGAGAAACTTTTTAGTCCCATATTCAGACATAGTATCTGTAATTTAGCTGCAATACGTTTATCTGCTAATACTTTAATCATTGTATATATAGATTTTAGATCGTAGTTACGAGTATAATTTTTACTTACTACATTTTCTACTCGTATTATATTCCAATATTTTGTTATTTCGTTTGATAAATTATCACGATTATTTATTATATTTATTGCTTTGATTTTTTCCATTTTATATATTGATTTTTAATTATTGATAATGTTAATTAATATATATTAGAAAAATCGTCTACTGTGTATCCTCTGTAGTATCGAAACTCAGCCTTGTCTTATTCTTAAGGCTTGCCTTATTAATTCCATTACAGAATATTATCAGAGGATAATTATATAAAGCTATTAAGTAATATCCAACCCACACCAAAAGGATATTACTTTATAGTTTATATTAATTTATTAAGAAAATTCACTTTTTTAATTTTTTTACTTTTCCATCCCAAGTTGTAAAAAATTAATTATTTAGTCCTTATAGGACCACTGTCAAAAATAAGATCTATAGGTATACCTTCACCTGTTCCCAAATCCATATAGGCTGTAGCTTTTCCTGTAGTTCTATAGTAAGAAGATTTTATACCTTTTCCTTTTGTAGTAGGTACCTCTACATCAATATAACGGCTCTTAAAAGGGCTATCAGAACACATTAAAGTAAGATAAAAGAATAGTAATTCAATTACTTTTTCTTTATCGTCAGAAGCAATTACATTATTTACGATTTCCCATACCATATCTCGTAAATCATTAGGATCACCTCCAATTGTATTCTTACCTGTTACAATAACTGCAATTTTGTTTGCAAGGGTAAAGAAGTCTATTTTATCATATTGGTTAAATATACGATTAATCCATCCACATCGTGTTCTACCTAATAATACATTTCCTTCTTTTGTGACCTTAACTTCACCTGCATATGCTCCATCCATAATTATGCAAGATTTAATTTTAGGGTCTTTTAACATTAATTGCAGCATACCTAGTTTATACTCGTTTATTGCTGCCATGTTTACAGTTATTTTAATTATTCACCAAAAGATTTTACATACTCGTCGTAATTCCTTTTCTCAATTTTATTAATTGCGTCTAACGCAGTTGCCTGATTCATAAAATCTTCAGCAAGATCCTGTAGGAACTTAGCGTGACGTTCATTCTCAGAGATTACTACTCTATTTACTAGCTCTATGTCAGTAAAGAACTGAACTGTTCCACGTGCTTCAAAATCGCCAATAGCGTTAAGAACGTCTTGTTCTGTTGCATTTATAAACTTAGGCATTTCACCTCTTACTGGGAATTTTAACTCTGGACGATGGTTTACTACGATACATAGTTCTCCATCAGGACTTCTTAGTGGCTCAAGTGATATTACATCGATTGATTCACTAAAATACTTCTTAATAGGACGTTTAAGCTGATTAATACCCTCTTTTGTATTATCTTTGTACTTAAGGTCAGTATTATCTGATCTTACACATACTACTCGTTTTCCATAAATAGTTGAACCAATCTTAGTTAACCTTAATCTAAACTGGTTAGCTTCTTCATTTGATAATACTGCTTCACTTACTATTGTATTTTTTAAATTTTCCATGTTTTTTCTCCTTTTTTGATTCCGTATTTGATATTACCTACGGAGTTGTTAATATTAATGTTAATTATATGAAAATAATCCATCCCTGTAAAATCTTATTATATGTTTCTTAAGTAATATATACTTACGCTTTAAAAAAGCTTTGAATGAGAAACAATCAATTCAATGATTAAGACTTTACTCCTGAAATTTTATGAAATTAAATTATTCAATGAAAATTGAATTTGAAAATATCTGATATTATATACTAACTAGTTAACACGTAAAACAGTGCAACGGGACTCCAACGGTAGGAGATATATACCCATCCTTAATATATCATGTTATATCTGATAAAATATGATAAAGTTTTCCTGCTTATAGTGAGGAGTACATTATTTGAATAATATCGTACAAATAATATTATTATTATCGAATTTACTATATAAAACTACTAGAGCGTAAAGTATTCTTTACTCAGCATTCCCCTTAGGACTTTACTTACACAGACGGTGTAGTCAGCTGTTCTTCATTATTATATTTCACTACGGTTTTATTAGTTTACTCTACTCTTTCTGATTATTTATCGAGCCTAACAGTAAGGAGAAACGTGCTCGGATGCTGCTTATGTTTCAAAGCACCCACATCTGCGTGTACTTACGACTTTGTTCTTATTCTGCATTTTAATATTAGGATTCCCACCTATCAACCTTAATGGAGGTCTCAGCGTCAATCTAGATATATTATTGCGTAATATATTTTTAACTGGTTCTTATGTATGCTATTTTTTTCTACAGTCGAGGGTGAGGAGTATCTTGCTACATCTCATTGAACTTCCTCATTTTTCTAAAAGTTAGACATTTATTTGCGGTGTACTTAATTATTAGATTTACAAAGTTAATGTAATAACATCTATTACAGAAACATTACTAATACAGGAATACGTATATTATATTCCAATATACTTCGTCCTTTGTACTAATATAAAGTTTATTCAATATTCTGGAGTGAATATCAATCAACTATTATATATAAACCTTAAGGGTTTATGAGTCTTTGTAACTTTTGTCTAAGTTAGTTACCAACTTTACTTATTTAGATAATATATATTATACCTTTAATATATTACTTAGAAATAGAGATATTGCGCTCTTCGTCCGCTAGCTATTGTCATGCTCTAGTAATTACTACATTAGAGTTTATAGTGGTATAATAGCATCGACCACTTTTATAATATTATTACTTAGTTTACACGTTCCTTCTTCTATGAAAGAATACAATCTTGCAATTGCCTATTATTTATCGTTTGACTAGCTGTGTACTGGTTTTCACAACATTACGTATGAGATTGGCACTCAATCGAGGATAATCTATATAAAAATAATTATTCATACAAACGAATAAGTCTTTATGATCAGAGCTACTCAGCCTGTGGCACGTAATCTACTTTCTCACTATTTGATATTTAATATAGTACTATAATAATATTATGATACGCCTTCGTATATACTGGTTAAACTCGATATGAGCTCACTTCCATAGGTGACAGTATAGAACACTACGTGGTATCTTTATATGCCTAAAAGTAAGACATAAAGGGCAGTTTGGAGCTGCCCTTATCAGAGCGATAGTCTACTCTTTCTTTATTGTTTTTCTATACATAAAGATTGGAGCTTTATGTGAAACTTAGCGGCTTCAATGTTATCACTCCCATTTGATTCAGTACATGATTGTACCATCGAGCGAATTAAGAAGATTTTCTTTCTCCTTGTACTGTTTAGTTTCATAAATCTGCTGATTTAATCACTGCGTCTTTTAGTCACCAAGTGGTTCTCACCAAGGGCTGTACACGCTGACCCTTTTTCTTACTACTTTTTCTGCCTTCAACAGCTAATTGGCGTAGATAAGTTATTATACCTTCGTTTACTTAGCAATAGTGATAGCTATTACTTAAGCCTCTAGTATTATGTGCTGTTTATGACTAACTTCCTATGTTAATCACTGTCCATTACTTTGATAGGAACTGTAGGACTTACCAGATACGCTGGCACGATATAGCTTAAAGCACTTATATACCGCTTTACTACTCTAGTTGCGGTCTAGATTTATCTTCTCTAGTATTGCGCCATAGACGCAAGTGTAACTCGTTTAGGAGCTACTGGAGGGAGTTGTCTTACTATATAAGGCACTTTCTTCTCTTTTACTAATGTTTTATACACTATACTGTCTTTTTTTGTTACAGCGACAGTTACTGTGGAATTAGGAGCAGAGGTAAATAATTTACCACTGTTAAGATCTAAACTAATATTTGTTTGAGGTATTGTCATTGGTTTAATGACTGGTACTTCACTAGCTGTGATTGTATTAGTATAGTTTGTGCTATATCCTACATAACCACAGAATAATAATAATGCGATTGCACTTATTACTTCTAATCGTTTCATATTGATTATTACTTTGCGTAAGCTGACTTTTCAGCATATGCTTCTAACGGACTTATTGGTTTAGTATATAAACTCATTATATCCTGCATTTGCTTTTTAAGTAACTTACCTGCTAAGCTAGCACCGTATGCTGTCTTAATATAATTAACTACTTTTTGCGAAGGTATCTTATCTACTAAGAGACCAGGTATAGCTAGAGGTTTATCTCCACTCTTCATTTGAACTCCGTCAGGATTATCTTTCATTGCATCGTCAATAATACGATTGATCAGATCGTCATTACATGATGATAACAATGTTGAATAAGGAGTTAGGAATTTCTGTTGATAATCAGCACCAACCTTTTCAGATTGAAGTTTCATATTATAAGATAATAATACTTTAGCAATATTTGCTAACTGAGTATCATTCCAGAATGGGAATTTATTCTTTAACCAACTTTGTGGAGCAAATGGAGTTTGTGTTTCCATAAGCATACCATACAATGCACGAGCACAACCGTTTAGTAATAGACTAGGCTTATCAGTTCCTAATTTATTTATAATTGTTGCTAATACTTGAGCTGGTTCAGCATCTTTCATGTCAAAAGCTTCAATAGCAAATGCTACTGCATTTTTAACATTATTTTCCATGCCGTTCTTCATACTCATAATAGAGCGAAGTTTCTCTATCTTAGTAGTTTCATCATCACTGCTTACAATTGCAGGGATTTCTTCTACTTGGATAACTGTAGCTTCTGCTTCAATTACTTTTTTCGCATCTTCTGGAGCATCTTTTATAGATTCGTTAAAATCTATCATAGTTTGACCATCTGGTGTTGGTAAAGCTTTTAATGTAATACCTAAATAAGTAGCAAATGCATTTGCCATTCCTTCAAATATTTCATTATTTACTTTTATACCTTTTTCACCCATATCTTGAGCGAATTGACGATTCCAAGTCATTACTGAATTGATCATCATCATATCAAATGATCTAGCCATACTATTCGCTAGTTCTGCTGGTACTCCAGGATTATTTTTATAGTTACGTTCAACTAATCCTAACAATTGAACAGTTGAATCTGCAGATAAGCGCTCTCCTTCTTTAACAGTTCCAATAACGCTAGCAATAGTAGTAATATTACTATCTGTTTTTACAGCAGGTTTAGCTGCAGGTTTTGGAGTTTCTACTTTTGAAGTTGAAGCTGGCTTAGGCTCTTCCTTCTTTGATTCTTTTACTGGTGGAACTGGAGCTTTTGTCTTTTCTACTTTAGTATTTTCTACTTTAGTGTCTTCTATTTTAGGTTTTTCAGCCTTAGATTCTTCTACTTTTGGAGCTTCTATTTTAGGAGCTTTAGTTTCTGGGGTTTCTACTTTAGCTGCTTTACTATTTTTTGATGCTGCTAATGTATTATTCTTTTTGTTTTTATTCTTTGCCATTTTGATAATGTTTTTTAAAGTTATTAAAATAAAAAAATTTTGGTTAATACTTGATAATTGATATTCACTTTAAAGAAGAGAAATATCAGCTATCGTTTATAATCTCTGGCTTGTTTGTTTTGTTAATAGGCTTTTCTTCTGGTAAAATAGAAGCAGAGTCACGTACTTGTATATCCTGACTCATTACAACAGTAGTATCTAATTCTGTCGACATTAAATTAGATGATTGTAATGTGGGATAAGTAACTGCTTCAATTACTGGAGAAGATACTTCATCATTGGTATTCACTAGTGAACCTTTAATAAAAGCACCCATAACAAAACTTACAAATATCGCTAGAGTTAATCTAACGAATATTCTATGGTCTTTCATTATTCTTGCAATAATAAAAGCCACTACTAATGCTATAAGCATATAAACTAAGCTCTGTAACATAATGTAAGTATTTGTTAATAATTTGTTTTTTTTCGTAATACAGATCTTGCTTTATTTAAAAGGCTTCTTACAGCCAATTCACTAATCGCAAGCTTTTCACCTATCTCTTTATAAGATAGACCTTCCATACGAGCATTGAGTAAATCTCTATATTTCTTCTTAAGAGTTGGGATTGTTTCAAGAGTAACTCGTAGTTGCTCCTTCATAACCATTTCTTCTTCAGGAGACTTGTAAGTGTCTTCTAATTGGATTGTAGACTCTTCGTCATCAACATAGTTATTTAATTGCTCTTTCTTATTTCTTCTAATATAATCAATAGAAGAATTAACAGCAATAGTCTTTAACCACATTTCAAACGAGATATGATTTACATATGATTCTAACTTTTTATAAGCTTTAGTAAACACTACAGACGTTAAATCATCTGCAACATCAGTGTTTTTAACTACATTATATATAGTAAACCAAACACTCGTTTTATACTTGTTATAAAGACTACTAAATGCACGCTCTGAACCTTGCTTAGCATTATCAACTAAATCAATAATTTCTTTATCCATAATACTAAGTTTAATAGCGGGTAGGTAATCGTTCAAGATATCCTACCCTTTAATTTAGAAAGGAAGTTCTATAATTTCTTTACAAAAATACTCTAATAATTGGTATTTGCGATTATAATAAGTATCACGTAATTTATTTTGTAGTTCTTCTCTTTCTGCTTTAGTTATAAATTCAAATTTATCAATCATAGTTATAGCTATGTTGAGTCTAACTAATTCTGTACAGTAATTAGTTTTACCTAATTTTAATAATTCTACCGAATGAGCGAATAGTTTATTATTAACCCATAATACGAATTTATCTAACTGCACATTTGTACCTAATTTTACCACTATGATAGGTGTACACCAAGTGACGTCTCTACTTAATATACTGTCGTCTATATAGCTGGTATAACAAGGTAGAATAGTTATGTGATTGAATTTATAGTTATCATCTAGCTCATTATTTAAAGCTTTGATTAAATCTTTCATTACTGCCTAGATTTAGCTAATGCTTTTTGTAGTTTAGCCATCATTGTTAGTGCTTGCCCTAATGTTAAACTATATTTATTTTTAATATATATAGCTGTCATATTAACTGCAGTACTTATTACTTCTTTTTCATTAGTATACCTCATTCTTTTCGTAGGTATAGCTTTGTTTAGATAGTAATCCATAACATCTTTGTCCCTTTCAGTGTCAACAGGAACTGATTGAAATGTAGTTTTTCCTAGTCCATCAATATTATCTATTGCTTGGCTAACACTAGGATATTCAAATATATACTTTTCAGGATACATAAGTATTTCCTGAATTTCTCTTGATTCTTTTGATAGAATCTTTACTTTTCCTCTTTTAAAGGAATTTAAATCTAATCCACTTACGAATTCTAACATTGGAGCTTTACCTTGTAAAACTACAAGAATATCCATCTCAGGACCTTGTGCAATCCACATTCCTGCTTGTAATTCTTTACTCATGATTTACTAAATTTTGATTTCTAACTTGTTTGATTTTGTTTCTAAAGCGAATCATTAATGTTGTAGCATCAAATGATTTTAAATGAAATTCTTCCATTATTGCTTTCTTTAAATCAGCATCTTCTTTATATTGAACTGCTAGATTGAAAAATTTATCTTTCTCACCAGGTATTGTCCATTTTACGTACTGAATTATCTCCATTTTTTATAAGCTATTAAATTTAATTATTTCAATATCATTGTTAATCTCATCCCATATTTTACGATATTCTGAAATATCAAGGTCTTTTAGTATACATACTTTTTCTAGTAAAAAACAATCTTTAAGTTGATAATGTTTAAAGATATATTTTATTCTAAGTACTCCGTCCTTAAATCCATTTTTACCTTTCATATAATCTGGTAAAGATAGATATACGAATTCAATAAAAAGATTTAATTTCTTTTTTCTTTTTAATGCTACTTCCCATTCAAAAGGAATGTAATCTCTTATTGCTAATTTTAAACTCATCTTAATTTATTTAACCTTCTTGCCCAATATTCTTGCCCTTCTTTAGTTATATTCCAAGTAAATCCACCCACGTATGCACTAGCTACTGGCTCTGTAAGTAAATTTCCAAAATCATAATTACCAGTTTGTTCTCTTCGTATTTCTAGTATACGAAGTAATATTTCTTTTGGTAAACTTGATAATTTACCTAAATCACCTCTTAGTAATATTGAAACTTTACTTGAATGTCTTCCACGATTCATAATTAGTTTTTTTTATATAATATAATAGTAACTCTATTTCTGAGATAACATTATATAAGATCATTCTTATATTTCTATCTTTACACTTAGCACGAATTAAATGTAAATTAGAAGATATTCCTGTTAATAATAAAATACTAAAGTTTCTACTAAAACTTTGTTTCTGCTTTTCAGTCCTCATTATTGTAGTATCATTTCAAAGTAAGCAGTATAATGAAGCTCTTTACCACAAGGATGTGCAATTATAGTAACTAATCTAAAGTCTTTATCTTTCTTAGATTTTAGTATGAGCAATGCAGAATTTATTGATTCTGCAGTAGGTAATCTGTCAAATTCTTTTGTTTCCATTTTAAATAGTATTTAATAAATGTTTGGTATCTTCATTATAAGGTATTGCTATTTTCCAATCTGCTCTTAATCCAATAATAGGAAAATTTAATTTATAGTCATTCTCTAGTTCAGGTCTATTTTTCGCATAACTAGTAAATAAATCTACACTCCATGATGTATTTTCATCATCTCTTACTAATATTTTATCAAAAGGTTGAAAATCATATTCTTCTAAATCTGTTAGAATTATTTCTTTATAATTATTAAGAAGCCAATCTAAATTAGGACCTTCACAAACATCTAGGCATACTATAGTTCCTTCAATATCTATATAATAATAACAATCAGAATCTTTACCACCATGACCAAAACTATTTTTACCACCTAGTTCTTCAAGAACTTTAATTAATTTATTTCCGTGTTCTTCATTACCACGAAAATATTGAAATACATTTTTTTCCATTTTATTTATTGATTAAATTAATATTAGTTGTAGGAGGAGGAGTTGAACCTCCATTACTCTTATCGAGTAGCTTATCCAGTTAGCTGATCCTACAGAGAACTGATACGTAGTATCTTCTTTAACAGAGGAGGTTCTCACTACTCTGGATTACTTACGCAGCTATGCGAGTGTAATCTGAAACTATAAAATTGTCATTTCTGACTTTTATATGACCTATTTATATTAATTTATTGCTAATCAATACCAAAATACCCCATAATGCGTAGATGGACACACCCTGATATTCCTACGCTTATATTTTCAGTGTCGGCTCCATTTATAGTGGAGTATGAGGGAGTCGAACCCTCGTCTTAACAACTATAATATAACCTAACAGTCATATAGCGGTATATAGACCGATCAAAGTCTATATACCTTACCAATACTAAAGTGATTGGTTAACTTCATCTGGCAGGACGTAGTAGTATAGTAAGCGATCAAGCTTACCATACTTATTAAAAAGAATAAACAATATTATAATCTCAACTATACATCTAAGCTATAGCAACTATTATTACTGTTGATTATAAGGCACAAGGCACTTATTTTTTATTCTTAAATTATATCAAACATTGAATGTGTATATATCTTAGCAAGTGCTCACCTTGCGGGACTCAATTGAACTAAGGGGTACAAGACACTTATATACTTACAATTTGAATTGTCAATTATTTTTCGTCCAATGGACTAGTAACTGTAATAGGTTATATAGCTATTACCAGACTGGCACAAGGCACTTGCTGTGTTACTTAAAAAAATCAGAAAATAAGAAAATATTCACTATAACTTGCATACTGACACAAGTATTTACGATTTATGCAATTCTGCAACGCGACTTTAAGAGGTTCTGCTTTTTAAATCATTGGCACAAGGCACGAGATCTGTTATAGTGAATAATAGTGAATCTTAGGTAATATTATTACCAACCACGATAGCTACGTGAGTAACCATCAGGATTCTTCTCACGAAGTTTTCCAACTGCCGTACTGAATTCTTTCTCTGCTTTATTTATAGCTTTATCACGAGTTTCAATGATATCATCAAGCTTAGCTTTATGATCTTCAACTAGAACTTCGCCAGCTTTAAAGCGATTATTTTCTTCAGTACGAGCTTTTGTAGCTTCGTTATTTGCATTGAAGATAGCTTTATCCTTACGATTCTTAAGTACTTCGTACTCTTGATCATAAGAATCTTTCTGGAGCTGTATTTTAGCTGCGTTCTTTTGAGCGTCACGTACACGTTTTGCTTCTTCCTCTTCAATTTCTTTCATTATATCAGCGTTAGGCTTGCTAAAGTTGTCTACTCCTGCTGCTACTGCATCTGGATTGAATTCTTCACTCTTAACTGTTGCAAACTGATTTCCTACTAATACATTTAAATTTTTCATTTTTCTTTTGATTTTAAAATGTTAATAACTTGATTTTATTTTATCATATGGCTTTTATCCATAAAAGTTAGCTGCTATTTATTTATGCGTCTTATTCATAGCTTTCCCTTTTCCTTCACATAAACACTATTACTAGTGGTCGACCGAACATTTTAATGGTCCATAGACTCTCATTCTTAGACGTCTTTAGGGGTTTGGAATTATAACTAACTAATTCTTTGTTACCTTTTTAGAATTTTTTCTAAATGGGCATTCGTCACAATAATCCTTTTTACACGTTAAAGGACAATCGTTCTTAATCATTAAAGCTTTTGTAGCTCTAACGGTATTTGTAGTTCCTATTAAATTCATTACTTTTGTCTTCTATTATAAGGTGTCATTTAGAATGTTTTGGTTTCTTTTTATAAGAATCCTCATCTTTTGGTTTCTTACTCTCCTTATATGTCTTGCCCATAATTTTACTTTAAATTACCATATACATCTTTAATGATACTTATTATAGCAGTTAATGCTGTAGTTTTAAGATATTCTAAAGTAATAGTATTAGGTGTATACTCACTAATATACTTTAATATATTCATTTCTATCTTACCTTTTGCTATATTTACCATTAAAGAGAACTCAAATTTAGAAGCATCTAGTATTTTACCAGCTGATACTACTTTAATTATGTTATGAAGAGTATCAATATATTTTCTATCTACTTCTTCTACTATATCTTCTTTGTTTACACATTCAATATCGGTAGGCTGTAATATATTTAGCTTACTGACGATTTTTAGTTCGTTAAAGGCTTTATTTAAAGCGTTAGCTACTGTTTTATCTTTAACATTGTCAGGAACTGCGATAATAATTAATTTCATTTTTGATAAATTTTTAAGTTAATGATTATTTTTTATATACTGTTTCAGAGTATATTTTGTTACATCTTCTACAATAAACTCTATCTTTAATAGGTTTATTTATCTCTTCACCTGGTTTAAAACTAGATGACCACAAATGACCATGTCTAAGACATAGAATTTCAGCATCAATTTGTGATAATTTCACATTATTTGATGCAATTTTAGCTAACCAATTAGCTAATCTTAGTAATAATTTTTTCATTTTTATACATTATTGATTAATTTTTAATACTTTGAGGACGACCTATATCTGTAAATATAGGATTTTTGTCAAATAAAATCAAATAAGATTACGCTTAATCTTGTCATTAATGTACATTATATTACAGTATAATATACATACCTTTGTTTATTACGTCGTAGAAATAACTACTGGAAAACGGTTTTTATGACTCTCTCACAGTTTTACTTCATAATCAGAGTAGCTGTCAAACTATTCTTATTGGAATACCTGATTTTTACGTCTGCACGATCATAATAAGCACTCTTCTAATCAAGAGCCGATTACTTAATAGGATTAGCTATTAATGACTTATTACTTACGCCCCACAGGTTTGTCATTTACTGAAGACAGAGATTACTAATTTCACAATCCGTAATGTCTT